GGATTTCATCAATTCTTCTTGTGCTTCGATGATCGCATCAGTATTCCCGTAGTCATAAGCTTCCTTATAATTACGTTTAGCCTTCTCCACTTCTAACTCAGCAGAGGATTGATAAGTGCTTATTAGCTCCTTCTCTCCTGATTCAAGTAAAGATTTTAAATGTTTGTTTTCATCCAGTATTTTTTGAGCTACAGCTAGAGCTTCTTCTTGCTCACGATAAGCCTCTTCTTTAGCCCTACGTTCGTCATGCCATGCTTTTTTATACTGTTTAAACTTAGTTTGAACCTTACCTGAATAGTCGTCAGAACTGTCAGCATCTTCTAGTTCATCAACAACTTCTTTTGGTAATGGGGGTCTAGCATTTCTATCAGCTACAGGGGTATCGTCTTCAATTTCAATCTCAATACCATCAATTTCATCAATTTCTAATTCTACATCCCCACCAGCTTCGTCAGGGAACTCATAATCATCTGCTTCGTACTTAGCCATTTTATTTTCCTTTTATTAAAACTGGAAATCCTGTTTCCACATATACATCAATAACAGCATTTGGTACAAAGGATAATGCTTCTGCTATAGAATATGATCCATCAGGATTACGTTGTTGAGTTGTAACTTGGACCAAACATCCTACCCCTGCTATCTCCATAGCTTTAGTAGACTTCATCCAACCTTGTTCATCGCTAGATGCTTTACAAATCAGTCTAAATGTGTCGCCATCTCCAAACACTTTTATATCTGAAATATTTGCTCGTGCGCCTTTAACATCTGATATATCTAAAGTTTTGCTCATTTTGCCCTCCGAATGCCTCTAGGGTCTAAAACAACTGCTTCAACACTATCATCATTAATTACACGCATCTCAGTTCCGTGAATCTCAACTCTAGTGCCAGCGTTAGGTCTTACAAGGACAAAATCCCCAACTTTGCACCAAGGGCCAGTAGGAAAACGGTCTTTGTCACCATAGCAATCAGGACCCATAGCCACAACAAACAACACAGTAGCCAAAAGATTTTCATGCCGCATAGTTTCATCAGCTTTAAGAAGACCGCTTTCATACTCTTTCTCCACTTCAGGTAACGCACACAGTATACGGTATCCTGTTGGTGTAGGCAGTTGTGTTGCCTTTTCTTCATTAGTAGCCTCAAGGTCTACCGACCCTACGACTTGGGGGTTGTTTGGATTGGATCCAATTAGGATTTTACTCATTCGTCTTCGAACTCCAGTTTTTTAGTTAGTACTTCTATGGCGCTTCGCGCTTGGTCTAAACCTTGGATCTGCCCACATATGTACTTATATGCTGCATAATCCTCTGCTCTACCAGACGCTAACGCTTGTGTTAATAACGCTACTCTGTCATCAATTTGTTTAAAGAGAATCTCCGCTTCTCTATCCATTATTTATCTCCAAATGCTGTTGCTGAGGCCACAAGTGACGCGGCCTCTAGGTTATTTTTTGCGTTTTTCTACCTGTCTTTCAGCTTGTCTTTCAGCTATTTGTGCTTGTCTTTCAGCTAAGAACTTAGCATGGTCATGCTGTTGATTAGTTTGCTGCTTATGGTGTGCACGCTCACTTTCTTTAAGTGCTACATCCACACCTAACTTAGCTGCCATCTCATCTTGCTTTGCTCGTAATTGAGCTTGCGTATCTTGCATCTTAGCTGAGATTTGTGCTCCTGTAGACTGTTGTTGAGCACCAATACGCTCACGATCAACTTGTATCTTCATAGCTTCCAACTGAGCATCAGACTGATCTTTAGCTACTTTGCGTTGCAAGTCCTGAGCTTTAAGTTGCAGCTCTTGTTGTTGCATTTGTATCAACGGATCCTGAGCTTTCTGTTGATTTCGTTGTGCTTGAGCTTCTTGTTGATTTTGCTGTAACAACTGTTGTGATGCCTGAGCTGCTAATTTGGAGATTTGAACTTCCATAGCTTCAGGTATAGTCACTTGGTTGTCAGTATCATCTTCACCGTAGTTAGGAATATCCATACCCATAGTTTGCTCAATCTGTTTTCTATACTCATACCCTAAGTGCTCATTAATATGTGCAGACATTGCCGCTTGTAATGCCGCTAGAGCTTGTGGGTTTTGACCCATAGACTGTTGAATAACCATTTGAACTTTAGGATCTTGCATAGCAGACATATGTACAGCAATATGAGCTTGATGATCTTGGTACAAAAATGCTTTAACAGGTTTGTTTTTGAGGATGTTTTGATTCTCTGTAACTGGGTCACGAGGTTTCATATCATCTTCCATAGGCACTAACTTTTGATAGTTAGGTATACCTAGTACTTCCAGCATTTGCCTGTGTAATACAGGCATGTTATATAGCTGTGGTGCGCCTTGTGCTAGTTGTAAGGCTGCTTGGTATTGGACGACCTTTTGTGCCATAGTTGCGGCATTTGGGTCAGAGACAGGTAAAACATACACCAAATCATAATCAGCTTTCTTAGCGTGTCTACTACCTTCTGTGGGCTCATATGCGTATTCCTCTGGGCAATAATCTCTAATAATGTTACGTAGTAAAATAAACTCTTGTTTCATCGAGTAGTGAATACGCGACTGAACTGCGCTCATTACTTTAAGGGTTCGCTCGAGTACAGCCAATGTTGTACCAACAGGACTATTAGAGGACATATCAGAGACAGCAAGATCAGCAGCCCCAGCAAAACGGCGACCTTCATCAACGATTCCTTGTAGTAGAGTTAATAGTGTTTGGCTTGGTTCTTTGTACGGCAGTGGCATGAAGTTATCACGCATTACACCAGATGGTACATCTACATCCCTCCACTCGCCCGGAGCAATTGGAGTATCATCACCCTTAACTCTTAATCCTCTAGTTTTAAAGCCCCCCGGAAGATTACTGAGAGTGCCCGCGTCAACCAACTGGCGAAGGATTGAAGTACTAGACTTGGCGAAAGCACCAATAAGATGAATAAGCCCAAAACAATAAAAGCCAAAACCCGGCACATAGCCATAGTGAACGAAGTGATTGCGTTTTTTACATGATTCATCTTCAGGGTCCCAATTTCTGCGAATTGAAAGGATAGTTCCAGTGCCTTTTTCAATAGTAACTACATAAGGCAGGGCTATGTCAGTTTTTTTACCATCTTCATCTTCATGCTCAAACCCTTCTAAATTGATTTCAACATGCATTTCCAACAACTTAAACCGATCATCCGTTGACGCTCTAAACCCAAGCTTATCAGCTATCTTCTTCTCAACGTCATCCATAGTATTGGAAGGTTCACCAAGGTCCACATCTCTGTAAAAACCCTCATACTGCAATCTACGTATCTCATTCTCAGTCTTGCGCATTACATGGGTCACACGTTCTGCAGACTCAAGGCTTGATGCGCCATATGGTACAACTACATCTTCAGCAGGTACGTACATAGACACTTGACGACCTAAATACGGGTCATAATATACTTTCTTAAACGCATTACCTGCTAATCCTAAGCCCCATAACATACGCTCATGCTCTGGTCTATACTCAGTCATAACATCAGTAAGCTGATAGTTCATATCGTCCTGAACACGCTGTGCAGCTTCTTTCTTATCTTCTGTTTCTTTACCAATTATTTGTGTTTTAACTGGTCCAGACGCAGGGAATGTAGCCGTAATTGTCTCAGCTTGAAACTTAATAACAGCCTCAGTTAATAGTGGGTGGTACACACCACATGCGCCTTCCCAAGGCTCTGAGCGTTCTTCCATCTTAAGACCTAACAACTCTAACCCATCAACATAGGTTTGTACCCAGTCTTTACGTGCGCTTACATCAGACTCAAAGTCATTAATAAGATCTGAGGCTAGAGAATCAAGAGTTGCATCATCTATCTCTTCAGCAAGGTTTGCGTTAAATTTTTCTTCATCGACTTCTTTTTGAATCTGAAGAATAATCTCATCACCATGACTTATCGTTACTGACTCAGGATCTTCAATCTCAATTTCAAGAGGTTCTTGATTTAGGTCTTCTTCTTGATCTATGGCATCTAAGCCCATAGGGGCCGGGTTTACACTTTTATCTATCATTATGTTTCCTTATTTAACAGGGAGTTATAAGTGTTAAAACATAGCAGGCTGCCAATACTAACAATGCACACCCTAAAAATTCTATTAACATTTGTTTAAATTCTTTATTCATTTAATAATACGCTGCTTGTCTTGGTGTAAAATCACTATCCATATCGTCAGAGTCCAAACGCAAACTTAAGAATCCACCTTTGCGAAATCTAGATATTCCCATTGACACGCAGTCCACATAGTCATCGTGTTGCCCTGCAGGAAATGATGCCACTTCTTCTATAACCTCATCTGCCCAACGAGTATTTGGAACCCATACTCTACCAGATGCAAATACATCGGCAACAGCATTTAATCTAGAAATCTTATCATTACCACGACTTGGTGTAAATTCTGACACTGGAACACCTGTTGCTCGCAACTCATAAATTAAAGGCGCACCAGAGGCTTTCTTTTCTATAATCAACGCATCAGGTTGCCAGTACTTATACTCATCTAACACAGCCTCCTTAAGCCTAGGAAACTCCATACGATCACGTTTGGCATCTAGCATAATGATGTTGGCTTGAGTAATACCATTTTCATCAGCGTGATAGAACACTCCCCACGTAATACATGCAGAATAGTCTGCTCGGTTGTGTTTTTCAAACGCAGTATCCCACGTTTGCAGTATAAAATCTGTAGGTGGTGGGGAATCACTCTCCCATTTCTGCCACCATTCACGTTTAACTATCGCCCCTTCTTCAGAAGTTGGGTTCTGTTGATACTGAGCTTGCCATTTTGAAACATCAATGGCGTTTCTAGTAGCCTCTAACTCCTCTATTGTCCAAAACTCAGGCCACAAAGGTTTACCTGAAGGTAGAATAGCAGGAAGTTCTACTACACGCCACTTATCTCCGCCCCCATTTAACTCTTTTTGCCTAACTTGTCCAGTTAAATCTCGTTTCGACCATCGGGTTTGGACGATAATTATGGCCCCACCCGGCTGTAGCCGCTGCCTAGGCCCTGATGTGTACCACTCATACACTTTATCGTAGATCTCAGGGTTACTTGCAGCTATTGCAGCCTCTTGTTCCGAGTGTGGATCATCAATTATGAGTATATCCGCACCAATACCTGTTACAGCACCACCGACACCGATTGCAAAGTAGTTACCCCCAGCGCTGGTGTTCCATCTACCCGCAGCTTTAGAGTCAGTCTGCAGCTCAACGCCTGGGAACACTTCCTGATAGAGCGGATTAGCCACTAAGTTACGAACCTTACGACCAAAACCTACAGCAAGTTCGGCTGTGTGCGAGCATTGTATGATCTTTTTATCAGGATACTTACCAAGAAACCACGCTGGTAATAAAAAAGACCCAAACTCAGACTTAGTATGCCTTGGACCAAGGTTAATAATTAGCCGCTTATTCTCGCCGTTAACTACTTTTTCAAATTCTTGTGCCATTCTGGCATGGTGGCGACCATAAATAAATCCAGGCCATACCTTTTGCACAAAAGCTAAGAAATTTACCTGTGCCTGTTCCCGCGCATGTCGTCTGTGTAACTCATCGATCAATTCAACAAGCTTTGCTCGTTCACTAACTGGCGCAGCTGCAAGGGCAGCAGTAAGTATTTCCTCATTTAGAGCAATATTACCTAAATGATTACTCATTCATCTTCGTCCGCAGACTCTACCTCTTCATCAACACTGTAACCACGTAGCTCTTCATCAGTAAGTTCTGGTACAACTTCTTTTTCAGGTTTGGCATAGTTCTTTAACAAGCCCCTGAGTTCAGACTCTAGATCGGATGTTGGCTTATCAGCCACAGAGACTTCAATCTTAGTTGTAAATAAGCCAATCTCGGTAACACGCCCAAGTGTCTCTAATGCTTTGAGTGCGTTTTTTTCATCTTCAGACTCATTAGCAATTCTAAAAAGCTTTGCCAAGACAAATTGGCGCATTTTATTTGTGGAATTTATAAGCTGATAGTCATAGCGAGAGAGTAAAGACTCAAGTGCCGCTTGTTCGCTTATCATGGGGGGAGTGTTGCTATGAGCATCGCTCATATATAAAACTTTTGACTTATCTTTCTCGTCAAAAATAACGTCTATTGCGTCGGAATTAGAGTGTCGTATCATTCTGTCTACAGGTTGGGTTGTAGTTTGTTGAGCATTTGTAACATGCTTTTTTAAAAATTACAATATAAAATTTTTTGTTGACTAAATATAAATACATAGGGGGTGTTTCTAAAATTAATATATAAAATTTTTATGTTGACTTATTGTAAATAAGGGGGAGGGTGTTTTGAAAATTGGGGATTGGCTGTGCGGAATACTATGTAAGAGACTGGGGTCAAAATATATAAAAACGGGGCATAGGGGGTAGTGTTTAGATCCTGGTTCCGCTTGTTTCTAAATGGTTAAAAGTCCTTATGTTTTTGCTTGTTTCTAAATGGTTAAAAGTCCTTATGCTTTTCGATTTTGATTTTAGCCGTTAGATATACAAATATAGATAGTTATTAGCTGTGAGCCTGTGAGCCTGTGAGCCTGTGAGCCTGTGAGCCTGTGAGCCTGTGAGCCTGTGAGCCTGTGATCCGATAGCCTGTGAGCCTGTGATCCGATAGCCTGTGAGCCGTTAGCCTGTGATTTTATTCCGTTTTGGTTTGGTTATTCTAGTCGGTTGGTGTTAACGTGTAGTCAATTGTCTCAGGTGATGGGCAAGTTTTAATCCTTCAGACTCTTAATCGATGTTTTAATACAAATTAATTGACACATAGTAAACTATTACTGTTATAATTGACATTCAGGCGGTTGCTTGTACGCTCTTTTTTCTTTTTCTAATTATTATCCAAGGTGATTATATGGAACACTTAACAACAACATCTTTAAAATCTTTACCAAAGGGTGAAATGTTTTCCCGTAAAGATACAAGCAAGAAATCCTATATAAAAGGGGATTATTGCCGTATTAGCAAAAAATGGTCATGTGTTAGTACCGAGGATCATTGCGACGAGCTAATGATCGCAGGTGATAAGATGATCTTTACAGATTGGGAAAATCCTGCAAAGAAACCTACAAAGAAACCTACAAAGAAACATTCCACAGGTTATGTGTTATATCGAGGTGCAAGTCTACTTGATGGTCAACCCATCGTAGTGGTCGCAATCACTAAACGATCAAGCAATGTTAAGACGGGCGATGTCGTCCAGACTTACATACTCGCTGACAATGGGTTAAGCCCATTAGAGAATCTTAAAAGTCTGGGTGATGTGTCTATTTGTGGATCATGTATTCATCGGCGAGGTTTAGACGGTGCGTGTTATGTGAACGTCGGCCAAGGGGTAACAATGGTTTACAAATCATTGCTTAATGGTAACTATCCAATCTATGATCCATCAACTAACGATCCCGTCGCTGGTAAAATGGTAAGACTTGGCACATATGGCGATCCAGCGAGTGTTCCCCGTCATGTGTGGGATTTATTACTGACCAATGCAAAAGGTCACCTAGGATACACTCATCAATGGCAATCAGGAAAGGCTGATCATGTAATGGATTTATGCATGGCAAGTGCCGATAATGAGCAAGATAGAACAAAAGCTAAATTGTTAAGATATCGTACGTTTCGTGTACGATCAGCCAGCGAGCCAGTTTTAAAAGGTGAGTTTGAATGTCCTGCTAGTGCAGAGCAAGGTAAGCGTTTAACTTGCGTAGAGTGTAAAGCTTGCTCGGGCGGTGTCGGTACAAACAAAAGCGATCCAGTTATCATTGTCCATGGATCACTTAAGAGCCGATTTATTCCCTTAACTTTGGTAGCATAAAAATGGATAATTTAGAATATTTGTTAACAGACTTAGAACGGTATATAGGTAAAATAGAATGGTTGGAAACCTCTACCCATAATTCAAAAAATTCC